GTGCGGCCCACATAGAGCCGCACAGGTTGATCGTTATCGGCTAGTAGTCTTCACGCTAAACACTGCCGTCACTTTGGTGTGACTGGCAATCAGATCGGCTGGCACGTTTGCCGCCTTAGCAACCGATACCCAGTCAATCGTCTTGCGGTTCGATTCGATGACGGTAGAGCGGAACAAAGCACCGTCAAACACCGAAGCGCCGCCCGAGGTTGCCTCATCCTTCATTGCCTCTTTGATTGCCTCGGCCTGTTTTGCAAGCAGATCAATCTCTGCAAGCAATTGGCCCAGTTGATCAGCTTCGAGATTACGAGATCAGAGAGGTTCGACATTTAAGGCTCCTTAGTGTCTCCGGTTCCGCCGGGTCGGTGCGTTACTGCATGTAAAGAAGTATAGACACATCGAACCGATATGTCAACTAGTTTTGACAATGTTTTTTGCGTCGTCCGTCTGTAGTCATGGCGCTACAGTTGGGTATGGAGTAGAATGCTATACATGAGCCAACCGCTTAGGCTCGACAACCAATAGGCGAGATGATGGACAGTAAAAAAGTAGAAGGTAGTGTGCGGCGCAGGCCGCCAGCTGCAGGCAAGGGCAGACCGAAGGGCTCGGTCAATAAATTGACTGCGAGCGTTAAAGAGGCGATCGAGGCAGCGTTCCACGGGGTTGGTGGCCACGAGTATCTGATGCGCCAGGCCGAAGAGCACCCACAGGCATTTATGGCGCTACTTGGCAAGATCATTCCGGCACAGGTGCAGGCGGAGCTGACCGGGAAGAACGGCGGTCCGATTGAGACGGTAAGCCTTGACGTTGGCAAGCTATCAACTGACGTACTGGCCCAGATCATGGCAGCTAAGACGGGAGGATCGGATGAGTGACGTAGACCAGATCCTTGCCGAGCGCGGCAAACGCTACGGCGAATTCGACAATCACGCCAAAATCAGCCAAAAGCTCAAGAAGGTCATCTTCGATGCGCGCCCACGCTGCACTCTTGACCCAGATATGTGCGAGGCGCGTGAGCTGATCGCGCACAAGATCGCCCGCATATGCAATGGCGACCCGCGCTGGGTTGACTCGTGGAGTGATGTCGCTGGTTATGCCACGTTGGTGGCTCGGCGACTATCCGAGACTGATGCAACTGACTAAAGCCGACCTGGTTGCGGTAGAGCGTGAGCTGTGTAAGCGCAGCCTTGCTCAATTCGCCCGCCGCGCTTGGCATGTACTGGAGCCGGCAGCAGAACTCAAGTGGGGCTGGGCGCTTGATGCCATCTGCCTGCACCTGGAAGCGGTGACAGACGGGCGGGTTACGCGGCTGCTTATGAACGTCCCGCCCGGGTCGATGAAGTCGCTACTTACCGGCGTTATCTGGCCAGCATGGGAGTGGGGCCCGCGCAACATGCCTGAGATGCGCTTTGTTGGCACGGCGCACGAGGAACAATTGGCCATTCGTGACAGCAGGCGTTGCCGCGATCTAATCAAGTCTGACTGGTATCAGTCGCTCTGGCCCATCGAGCTATTGTCCGACCTGGATGGCAAGCGGGAGTTCGGAAACACTCGCAAGGGCGTGCGACAGGCTCGGAGCTTCACGAGCATGACCGGGGTTCGCGGAGACCGTGTAATACTCGACGATCCCATTAGCGCAGATGGCGCAAATAGTCAAGCAAAACTTGAGGCCGCAAAGATAGCATTCACGGAAACGTTGCCTACGCGCGTTAACTCCGAGAAGTCTGCAATCGTTGTCATCATGCAGAGGCTGCACGAGGACGATACGTCCGGCGTTATCATAAAAATGGGCTTGCCTTACGTGCATTTATGCATCCCGATGAGATTCGAGCGTGACCGGCGCTGCGTCACGTCAATAGGATGGGAAGACCCGCGGACGGAAGACGGCGAGTTGATGTTCCCGGAGCGATTCGGCGAGCAGCAAGTCAGGGAGCTAGAGGCTACGCTTGGGACGTATGGCACTGCTGGCCAGTTACAACAGCGACCCTCACCGCGGGGCGGCGGGATGCTCAAGTCATCGTGGCTGACGTACTGGCACACAGTACCGCCCGCGCTCGACTTTCGATACATCACTGCGGACACAGCGCAAAAGACCAGCACGCAGCATGACTACTCGGTCTTGCAATGCTGGGGCCGGTCGGTGGCAGGCAAAGCGGTACTGTTAGATCAGATCCGTGGCAAGTGGGAGGCTCCCGAGTTAATCACCGAGGCTCGGGCGTTTTGGCTTAAGCACCTGCACGACGGCAGGCCGATCATGGCTAAGGCTCCGCTGCGGGCTATGTATGTCGAGGACAAGGTGTCCGGCACCGGGCTTATCCAGACATTACGCCGCGAGAGCATTACCGTGCTACCAGTGCAGCGGACAAAAGACAAACAGGCCAGGGGGTACGACGCAGCGCCGTTTATTGAGGCCGGAAACGTCGCAGTACCGCAGGATGCGCCGTGGCTGTCTGATTTTCTGGCAGAGTTTTCAACATTCCCGAATGGTGCGCATGATGACCAGCTTGACCCGTTATTCGATGCCATCGACCTCGCGCAAAAGCTGCCGGCGGTAAAATCGCAGACTGTCCAGGCATTGCCAACCGTGTCGCGTTGGTAGTACTCTCGCGCGTGAAAGGGCCCGATAATGCCGCGTATATCCAAAGCACAGAAACTTGCCGAAGTCCATCAGGAGGCTTTAGCAGAGTTTGATGAGATCCAGGGCGCCATGCGCGATGAGCGTTTGCAGTGCCTGCAGGCCCGGCGGTTTTACTCGATTCGCGGAGCGCAGTGGGAAGGCAATCTAGGCGAGCAATTCGCGAACAAGCCTAAATTCGAGGTCAACAAAGTCCACCTAGCTGTTATTCGGATCATTAACGAGTACCGGAACAATCGATTTGACCCGGTATTTGTGAGCCGGGACGGTTCAAAGAATGACGCTCTCGCCGACTTTTGCGCCGGGTTATTCCGTGCTGATATGCAGGACTCTGGCGCAGAGGAAGCTCTAGACAATGCGTTTGAAGAAGCAGTTGGCGGTGGATTTGGGGCTGTGCGGCTGCGCAACGTCCTCGAGGACGAAGAAGACGAAGAGAAGGACGACCAGCGCATCGTTATCGAGCCGATCTATGACGCTGACAGCTCAGTCTTTTTCGATCTTGACTCCAAGCGGCAAGATAAAAGCGACGCCAAACGGTGCTATGTCATCACCGCGATGTCTCGCTCGGCATACGAGGACGAATATGGCGACAACCCATCAAGCTGGCCCAAAGATATCCAGCAGCTAGAGTTTGATTGGGAAACGCCAGATTTTGTGTATGTCTGCGAGCATTATCGGGTGGAGGAAACACGCGAGACGCTCTACACATACGAAGGCATCGACGGCACGCAGGAAAAGGTCTATCAGTCGCAGCTCGATGCTGATGAAGACTTAGAAGACGATCTGCTCGAGCGTGGTTTCCGGGTTGTCAAAGAGCGCAAGATGAAGCGCCGTCGGGTGCGCAAGTACATTTTCTCCGGTGTGCCGCTTGAGGATTGCGGATACATCGCCGGTAGGAATATCCCGATCATCCCGACATACGGCAAACGTTGGATGGTTGATGGTGTCGAGCGTTGCATGGGTCACGTGCACCTTGCCCAGGATGCCCAGCGGCTCAAGAATATGCAGCTCTCAAAGCTCGCGGAGATCAGCGCGCTATCGAGCGTTGAAAAGCCGATCTTTACGCCCGAACAGGTCGCAGGTCATCAGTTAATGTGGGCTGAGGATAACCTCAAAGACTATCCCTACCTGCTTACCAATCCGATCACCGGCCCGGACGGATCGGCCCAGGCTGCCGGCCCGATTGCGTATACCAAGCCGCCGTCAATTCCTCCGGCAATGGCTGCGCTACTGCAGCTTACCGAGCAGGATATGGCGGATATTTTGGGAAGCACGCAGCAAGCCGACAAGATGGTGCCCAATATCTCAGGCAAGGCTGTAGAGCTTATCCAGGAGCGTATCGACGCCCAGGCGTACATTTACATGTCCAATCACGCCAAGATGCTCAAGCGCGTCGGCGAGGTCTATCTGAGCATGGCTAAGGACGTGTATGTCGAAGAAGGCCGCAAGGTTAAGGTCATCGACGAGCAGGAGCAGGTCG